CTTTTGCCATGTACTTAGTGCCTTTGGCTTTAGCCATGCCACCTCTTTTCATACCTTTAGTGCCTTTCATATTTACTCCTAGTTTCTAGTATATAAACCCATGTTTTTTGTTTTACTTATCTTACCACCCCTTGAGGCGAATGTTGAAACATTAGTTGGCTTACCACCAACACCTTGTTTTTTTGCTCTTTTTCTTGTAACTGCTGATGCTATCTGTGATTTTGACATGTTTGCAGCTTTTGATGCTGGAACACATTTGGGATATTTTCTTTTAGCATCTGCTTTTTGTTTAGAGCGACCACATTTTTTGTAGCCACCACCTTTTTTTGGAGCTCCAATATCTACCCAATCTTGTTTAAACCACTTCGTTAAACTCATACTAGCTTCTAGGCATTTTTGTTTTCTTACGCCTGTCATTCATCATAGCACCACACCCTCTTGCTTGAACCATGACTGTGCCACCATTACTAAATTTTACTGCTCCACCTGTGGCTTTTTTCTTACCTTTATATTTACCACCCATTTTCTTGTACTCTTTGACCATATAAGCATTTGCATATGCTGATGGATAAACGTCAAACTTCGCTTTTGCTTTAGCTTTAGCTTTTTTGTACAAACTAGGGTTTGCAACGCTTTTTGGTACTTGTGCTCTTCCTATAGCCATACTAACTCCACTTTTCTTTATTAGCCCAATAAGCTGCTGACATTTTGCCTTTAGCTATGTTTTTAGCGTGTCGTGCTCTAAAAGACTTTCTTCTAGCCTTTTGTTTTGGCGACTCACCTTTTTTTGGTTTGCCAGCAGTTTTTACACCTTGCTGACCAAACCTGATTGTTTTTATTTTATTACCATCTTTTGCAACTACAACGTGTGATTTGGTTGGATGAGATGGCGTTCTCTTGGGTTTATTAAACCCTGAAACGCCAGCTCTATCTAACCTTGGGTCTTTAGCCACCTTTACATTAATAATTTTTATTCAAAACTAAGATAATGGAATAGGCATCACCACTAGAATGTCCAACTGTAGTAAAGTCTAAATCTCCAGTTACTCCTGAACCAGCATTATTGGGTATGCCAGAAAACTGGTCAAAATACTCATCACCAGAACTATCAGGAGCTAAGGTTACTGCTAAAACATTGGTGGTTGCATCGAACTCAACATCAACACCCATGCCTCTACAAAACCAATGTATTCTAGCTATAGATACACTGGTGCAAGCTTTACCTTCATTGTTAGAAGACAGTGCTGATACATCAACCTTTTTAACAGATGATTCCCCTGTTCCATCAGATTCATTAGTAAACTTTAATACAGCTACTCTTTGACCATCCTGAATAGTTTGTGAAGTTACTGTGTCTGCCATTATTTACTCCTTATGCAAATGGAGTTGCTAATGTGCCATCAGCATATGAAACACCACTTAGATGCCATACTGCTGTTGCACTACCTTGTCCACCTGTTCCAATACCATACAGATGCAACTCAGTTCCTATGAAACCTCCTGTTGTGCCACCATTCATTGACATAACATCATCATCAGAACCATCAGCGTAAAATTGTTTAGCACTGACTGTAGATGGTGCATCTTTGTCCCACAAAAGAACATTGGATGAAGCAGCGAATATATCTACTGCTGAAGCACCAGTTAATGAAAAAGCATTAGAAGTAATAGTAGTTCCTATAATAAATTTATAGTAAATACCAGAAGCTGCTACTGGCAGAGTAATTGCAACACCAGCTGCTCTGTTTATCAAATAAACAGTACCAGAATCTGCTGCTGTAATACTTTTAGTAGCTGCTGTAAGGCTCTCTACGTCTTTGACATAGTTCATAGCACCAGTCATTTTCATAGTACCAGTACCAGAAACATTACCACTTGTGTCTATATCAAAGTTGTTGGTTACTGCTCCTGTTTTAGCAGTTACAGTGATTTGTTCAAAACCACCTTCAGACCTGACAGGTCCGTTAAATGTCGAATTTGCCATAATTTCCTCCTTTGGAAATTCCCCTATCGTCTTGGCTTGTCTGCTAGGTCAGTCGATAGGTTCAAATTAATAAATCCTAGTAGTAAAATCATACTACTAGGGCTTTAGATTAGCAAATTTAGATTTGTTGTATTTTGGTAGGTCTTTTGAAAAAACCAAACTTAGGGTCTTTGTCTGACACAGTAACTGTAGCCATGAAAGTAACCCTATCACCTTTTTCACCTACATCACCACCCCAAACCACAAAACCCCTGTCATCTTTAACAGTGCATTTTTGTGAGCTGGTTTGCATACCATTAGGCAAAACATAATCTTTAAATGTGGTTTTGATAACCTCACCAGTAAACTGTATTCTTTCATCAGTCACAGGCACTGGTTCTGCATTAGCTTTTTCTTCTGCCCATTTTTTTGTGTTTTCTTTTCTGGTAACAAAATCTTCTACCAATCTTATGGCAAAATCCACTTGTTTGTTTGACAATTTTCCATAGGTATAAAGCTTGTCTTTAATGTCAAAGAAAGCATATCCTATCCCATCTCTAACTTCTTTATCTTCATAATCTACATTGCCATAAGTTTCAAAGTATTGTGCTAGAACTGGATTATTTTTAAGAAAATCATCAATCTTGACTTGAAATTCTACAGCATATTTTTCATGTTCTTTCTTCGTTTTTCTTTCGATTGGGTCAAGGTCGCCTATCAAAGAAGCTTCTAATTTAACATTAGATTCCTTGGCATATTTGACAGCTTTTGCATAAGCCTCATCATAGTCTGTGCTTAGATTTTTGACATATGTATCACTTTCACTGACATAACCATCTGACCTTTCAAACAGAATGTTCTGTCTAAGAGTGTACATTTTGTTACCCCAACCAGCACCTATGTAGTATGTATTTTTTAGTTGGCTCATTTTTTTCTCCTGTTATTTATGTATCTCACATGGTTATAATATCAAATGTGTAAGAATTTGCAAGTATTTGCACAAATAAAATAACAAAAAAAAAGGCAACCTAAGTTGCCCTTTTTCTGAAATAGTTGAGTTATAAACGCTATTTCTAATCGTTCTAGTTATGCACCTTGTGAACCATAAATGCCTCTCCAATCAGAGAAACCAAAAGAATAACGCTCACGAGCTTTATATCTAATGTTACCTGTTGAAAAGTCTGGCTCCATAGAAGTTTCCATACCACTTCTTTGGAACATTTTTAGTCCATCACCTTGGTCTGTTACAGAAGTTAAGATGAAGAAAGCATCTGGGTCTGTCAGATAATGATTTACTGAATAACCACCGGGTAGTACCCCTGTGCTTCTTACAGCGTTTAAGTCATTGTCTGCTGTTCCAGTTCTTAACTGAGAATTAAGTATTCTTTCAGCAACAAAAACAAGTTCACTAGGAACTATCATTTTTGAAGCTTGAACAGATATAGTCAATCCTCTGTCATCTGTGAAACCACTAATGTCAATCAAAGCATCTTCCAATGAGGTTTCATTGAGGTCAGCCATTGATGTAGCTCTGTTAGCAGCTGAACCACCACCTGAAAGTGGGTGATCTGTTGCTATTAGTGATTTACCATCTCCACCAGTGAAACTGGAAGAGAAAGCATTATTTAACACATCAGCACCTTTAACTTCTTTAGTATTCGCCATAGACTTAGCTAATGCTTTCACATAGCGTTTTCCTAACGAATCGTATAAATTATCCTCTACTGCTTCTTCTGTCAAAGCAAACGCTAGAGCCACTGTATCGTGGGTATAACGTGCACTGTAACTTTCAGTTGCATTGTCAAAACTTACGCTTTGACCTTCAGTTTTTGTTGGTGCGGAACCAAATCCAGTGATTAACACTTCTTCTTCAAAAGCACGATTTGAATCCTCAATAGAGAAGATGTCTTCGTACTCCCTGTCATACTCATCATAAGACAAGCCAAACAGGCTGTTTAATCCCGGTTCTAACTCTTTAGCGAGTTGAGCTCTTGATATTGCCATTATTTAACTCCTTATGCTAAACCAGCACCTTTTTGACCCATGATGTGGTTTTGAATCACACATAGAACATTGGTGTTAGCTGATGCTACATCATCATTATCAGGGTCTTCTGAAATATCTATTACCTTCAAAGGGAGAGTAGCTGTTGTAGCACCAGTAGTTACATCAACCTCTGAATTAGATATGCCTGAAGAAGTATCGCCAACAGGAGAGTTGTCTACTATGTCGAAATTTCCAAACAAGTCAGCGACAGGAAAAGTGTCGTCTGCTTGTACTTCAAATACAACATTTGAGTCATCAATCACGTTAGCTACTATATCAGAAGCAGCTATGCTTCCGGGATAGTAATTTTTGAAAACTTGTTCGCCTGTGGTTGGGTCAGTATAACTGACTCCATTAAACACTCCGACAACAGGAACAGTACCAGTGGCAGCGTGTCTTCCCAGTACACCAGCAGTTAACTGCGTGACCAAGTCGCCTTGGAAAATTGGTGTAGTGGCTCCACTCGCTATCCTATATCTGGATTGTCCTCCAGAATAAGGTGCTCCGCCCATCATACGAACAGGTTTCAATCCAAAAGGGGCATCTTTATTAGCCATAATTTTTACCTATTAATATTAGTTACTTTTTCCCAAAAGTAACATTAGACTTCCTTTGCGATTCATACTTTACATATCTTCCATCTCTAGCAGATTCATTAAACATGTTATTGTCTAATGCTTCTTTTGCTTGTTGATTTTTGCCAGCGTAATATTCATTACGTTCAGCAATAGTTTCTGTTGGTATCTTCGCTAAAAGTAGTCCTTCATTATAAACAACACCAGTATGTCTGCCAGAATCCATAGTAGGTAAGTTGAAATCTTCAGGTAGATCAGAACCTCTTACAAGTTCCCAACCTTCTCTGAGTCTTCTACTTACGTTTGCTCTATCCTCTTGCCCCATCATAGATTCTCTTATCCATCGATATTCATATCCTTCAGGTGCTGGAGGTGTTTCTAGTTTTCTTACTGGTCGCCATGGGGTTCTACGAGATTCTTTAGCGTGAGACTCGGATTCACGAGATTGTCTGGTAGTAGTTTCTTGTTCTATTTCGTTAGTCATTTTATTTTGCCTCTCTTTGTGAAATTTTTTGTTTCTCTTTAGCAACAGATTTCAACCATGCCTCTTCAGACATATTATGTGGTTTCAATCCTCTAAGACGTTCAACTTCTGATTTAGAAAAAGTCACTCCGTTCTTCTTGCCTTGTGTTTTCTGACGACTTCCTACAGAAGTTGAAGTGACTCTTTGCACAGCGGGTCTGTCTTCATTTTGCACGTCTTCATTAGCCTGTAAATCAGGATAAACTTTGTAAACTCTACTATTTAGCTCACTGTAATAATCATCAGAGTCAGCTTCATAGCCCTCGTTTATGAGGTTATAGTGTGTGAAATAAGCAAATTGTGTTGCTTGTACAGTTTCATCACTACTATTATCACCATACCATTGATTGCTTTCATGCCAGCTCTTTGCTTGTGAGCTTGGTTCTGGTGCAACCTGTTGAGGTTGTTGATATTCTTGATATTGTTCTTGTTGTACTAATTGTGGATTTTGAAAATTTTGTTGAGATTCTTCTTGTTCTCTTATTTTTTCTTTTTGTATGCTTAAATCAGTTTTCAAAGTGTCAGCCTTTGACATCAAATCAGCATCTCCAGAATCTACAGCTCTTTTGTACAAGTCATTAGCTTGCAGTTCTTTAGCTTCAATAGTTTCTTTTTCTTTTAGTAACAGATTTTGTTGTGTCTGTAACTTTTGTTGGTTAAGTAACGCTGTTTCTTGTTGCTTTTGAGCCAACATTTGCTCCAGTCTAGCTGCTTTTTCTTCAGCTTGTCTGTTACGTTCATTTAACTTATTTATTCTTTTAGATACAGATTTTGTATAGTTTTCTAACTCATCATCTGGGTTAGTCTCTGCTACAGCCTGTTCTACTACCTCTACTTCAACATCTTCAGCTTCAGGCTGCATTTGTTGTGCATTTTCTTGTTCATTCATCATAAACTCACTATGTCATCAGGATTGAGAATTGTGGCTATAACCTCATCATCGTTGATGATTCTGACCTCTGCACCATCCTCAAGTTTAAACCTAGAGCCAGAGTAACGCCCTATTAAAACCCATTGTTTTTCTTCACACCAAGGTTTGCCAGCAAATCGTTTTTTATCTTTGTAGCACTCAGCTCCTTGCTTAACCACATAAGCTACTACAGTTGCTAGAG